TCCCAGTCGATCAATCCGGCGAGTCGAGCGTCATTCACAATCGATCCGACACGCTTATACTCGCTCTGCTTATTGGCGATTACGTCGCGGCTCACAAGCTGGTAATAAAGCTGCCGGAGAGTCAGAATGTAGCCCGCTGCCGTGTACTCGCCGATGATCGCGTTACAGGTCTCCACAAGCGCCAAAGAGTCGCCACGCAATTTAATATCCTGATACCTAATTCGAGGCATCACTCCTCACTTTCTCGCGCCGCGCCAGCTCGCGCAGGGCACGCTCTACTACGTCTTTGGCAGATCACGCTTGCACGCCGGGCAGATCGTCGCAACCTTCTTGCGCGGATACCACTCATGCGTGCAGAATGGGCATTTGCGGGGCTTGAGAACGGGTAGCGCCGTCATGCGGGCCTCGTTGTTGGCGTGAGCGTAGAGAGAGAAACGCAAGTCTGACCCCGGTCAAGAGCGACCACAGCCATGCCCCTGAGTTGTCCGGCGCACATTTCACGAATGCAACCGACGAATCCGTTGCAAATCACCCAAGTCCCTACTTTGTAGCCGCGCTGGCTATCAAACTCTTCAAAGTCAACCACTGTTTTCATCGCACTTCCCTCCAACACAATCCACCTTATACGTACTAAGTAAATCTGTCAAGAGAATTCTGATTTATTTTCAGAGAGCCGCAAAAGACAATTAGCATTGTGCTGGTCATCACCCGAACCACTACAGATTGTGGTATTGACAAGCGCCTTAGAATAAAACCTACGAGCGATGGTTCAAAGCAAACTCAAACCGCAACCAGTTCGGCCGCACGCTTCCATTCCAATCACCAAATGCCCACCAAACGCGCACGGGCCGAAATGGAAAGCAGTTGCCTCCATGAAGACGTTCCGCGAGCTTCAGTCATTGCGAGTATCTGATTTCAGGCCCAAGACTTGACAAGGTGTGGCATAATTATCTCGGTGTGTGTTTCACGATTCGCGGGCGTAGTTGATACCTGCGTCCGCGTTCTCTCTATGACGAGCCATGAAAACCAACACGACCCAGCCCGTCCAGATTCACACGCTGCTCCGCGTCCAGACCCGCAAGCAGCCGCAAGCGATCCCTGTCTTCCAGGAGCATCTGGGGCGGTGGGTGAGAGCGGCGTAGAGCCTTCGATTTACGAGCTTATGGAAGTCGGCCAATTGTTTCCAACCTTCGACGCAGGCGGAAATATCAACGGTGTGGTCCGAATCGTGTCAAAGGACTATACGAACGACGAAAAACTGCGCTTTGTGCTCAGGAGCGCCTGATGCCAGCCGGTCGTCCGACTGATTATCGGCCTGAATACATAGAGCGCGCTAAAGAAATGTGCATTAGCGGCGCTACAGACGCAGAACTTGCTGAAGAATTTGATGTTAGCGTTACGACTCTCTATAATTGGCGAGCTAAATACCCGGAATTTCTGCAAGCCTTAAAGATTCCCAAAGAGATTGCAGATAATCGAGTTGAGCGTTCTCTATTTGAGCGAGCTACCGGCTACACGCGTGAATCAGTCAAAATATTCTGCAGTAAAGACGGTGCGATTACTCAAGTGCCATTTCTTGAGCACGTTCCTCCCGATCCAACATCTATGATCTTCTGGCTGAAGAATCGCAAGCCGGATCAATGGCGCGAGAAGTCAGAGCTCGAAGTAACCGGCAATCTAGCCGAAACCATCGCCGAGGCGCGCAAACGTGCCCGCACTCCTGACTGAGACCGACCTTCGTTCTGACATTGCTTCTTACTCGCGCGATCCGCTCGGCTTCGTGCGCTACGCCTATCCGTGGGGCAAGCCTGGAACATCGCTTGAGGATTCAGAAGGCCCGCACATCTGGCAAGCTGACATGCTCACGGCGATTGGTGAGCATTTAGAGTCTGCGGAATGGGCCACACCGCTTCAGATTGCCGTCGCTTCTGGTCACGGTATCGGTAAGTCAGCAAACATCGGTCAGATCGTCAATTGGGCGATGAGCACGTGTGATGATTGCCGCGTTATCGTGACAGCCAACACTGGCGATCAGCTCAGAACCAAGACGATTCCAGAGGTCAGCAAATGGTTTCGCTTAGCTGCTAATTCTCACTGGTTCGATGTCGGAACGGAAACAATCAAGATACTCGATAAGCGCCACACGAAGAACTGGCGTTGCGATTTCCTGACCTGGAGCTTGGAGCGTCCCGAATCATTTGCCGGCCTGCACAACCGCGGCAAGCGTATCGTCGTCATCTTCGATGAATCTAGCTCTATTCCGCCTGAAATCTGGGAAGTTGTTGAGGGAGCTTTAACCGACGAAGATACCGAGATCATCTTCATTGCTTACGGCAATCCAACACAGAACACAGGCCGGTTCCGTGAGTGTTTCGGCAAAAACAAGCACCGTTGGCTGACCAGGCAGATTGATTCACGCAACGTCGAGGGAACCAACAAAGAGCAGATAGCCAAATGGATCTCGGATTACGGGGAAGACTCTGACTTTGTGCGTGTTAGAGTCAGGGGCGAGTTTCCGCGTGCTGGAAGTGCTCAGTTCATTGCATCCAATGTTGTGGCTGAGGCCCGCAAGCGCAACGTAGGCGATCAAGACAAGGCTTACAAGATACTGAGTTGCGATGTAGCGCGATTTGGTAATAACCAGACTGTCATCGGCTGGCGGCAAGGGCTCAGAGCCAAGATCACCGACAAGATGCGCGGCAAGGACACGATAGAGACCGGCAAACAGGTCATCATGCGCATCATCCTCGAGCGGCCAAGGTCTGTGGTCATTGACGGTGATGGCATCGGCGGCGGGGTTGTGGACTACGTTCGAGCTTATCTGCCTGAAGCGTGGAAAGCGGCTGGGCTAGAATGCTTTACGGATCGTAATCACATCATCCAGTTACCGAAATGGTTCCACTTGGAGGAGTTTCACGGCGGGACAGGCGCAAGTGACTCGTTCATGTACTTCAACCGCAGGGCTGAGGTTTGGGGAAAGATGCGGGACTGGCTGTGTACGGGTGAGATACCGGACGATCCGGAGTTAGCTGACGAACTGACCAGCCCTGAATATTACCACTCAAACAAGAACCAGATTCAGCTCGAGAAGAAAGAGGACATGGAGGCTCGAGGACTGTCTTCTCCCGACAACGGTGATATGCTGGCGATGACGTTCGGCGTGACGCCTGCGGCTAAGACGCGCGATGAGGCGTTGATCGAGGAAATCGCGGCGACTACGGACCCGATTGAGCGGCATTTCAAGCGACTGAGAGAGACGGAACGGCGCGAGAAGGCAAAACAACCCTTGCAATATTGGGAATAGGGTTTATCATGTGTGCGATGACCTTCCGTGACCGAGTTCGCAAATGGCTCAAGCTGGATGACCTGGCTACCACGGCCCAAGTGCAAGCCTCTGAACTTCGTCACAAGCAGCGTTCTAAAGCGTCCCATAACGCCCAGATGGGTATGCTGAATCGCATCGAGCAGAGGCTTATTAACGAGCACATCGGCGGGCAGCCGCGGCAGAATGGGCAATCCTATTCAATCCCTGTTCTCGATTGGGACACGGTGCAGCAGATAGCCTTACATGATCTTGAGACGAATCCGCAAAAGGAGCAATAATGGCATTTAACTACCCGATTGGCAGTCAAGGCAAGCCCGAAAAGAAGCCCATGGCGAAGCAACCCAGCCCCGCCGTAGCCGAAGAGGAACCGCAGGGCGAAGAGGGCACGGATTCGCAAGACCCGCACGAAGTAGTTGCGGAGCACGGCCCAGCTACTGATGTGCATGTGCATCACGAGCACGCCACCGGGCAGCATACGGTCGAATCTGACCATGAAGACGGTCACAAGCACAAGTCTGAGCATGGAAGTTCCGGGGAAGCGCATCAGCACGCGACTTGTCTCGGCGGCGAGTGCTCTTGCGGAGCAATGTAAACGAGGTAATCCATGGACTTTAAGATGAAGGGTGAGGGCGTGGACATTGGTGCCACGCTTCAGGAGATAGACCGGCGACTGCTCGCCATCGAACAGAAACTCTGGCCTCCTCCGGCTGACGGATCGGGTACAGAGCGTTACGATCACTGGACGCAGCATTCAGACGGCAAGGACTATCCTGGCTCTTACGGCGTGGGGCCATTGAAACCGTTCGCTGTGACGGACGCAGAACGCACGCGGGCCAACTGGACGCCTGATCCTCCCAAGAAGGCTTGATGGAAGGCGTGACACACAAACTTGAACACGAATTAGTGCGGCTGATTAAGCACGTTCTGCGGCTGCTCGAATCTCCACACGGAACCGCGTATCAAACAGGAGTTTTTATGGCAATCGGCAGCATCGCACCGGGTACAACCGGACAATTCGCGGGCGTAATCCAGTTTCCTTCTGGTGTTACTGCGCCCACTGGCTACAATCCAACACTGACATGGAGCTCGTCTGATGATTCGATCACATTCGCTCCCGCAACCACTGACGCGACCAATGGCGCAGTGCCTCTCGCCAATCAGGTTGTCGCTTCGGTTCCGAGCAGTGACACATCTACCTCAGCGCAGGTAGCGTTCAGTTTCCTCGGCACAGATGGCGAAACGGTTATCAACTCGAACGCCGTGTCATTTTCCATTCCACAAGCGCCTCCTCCGCCTCCATCGGAACCAACAGGAGTCGCTTCGCAGGTGGCCTGATGCCGTACCGCTCAGAAGCTCAAGCTGGGTACTTTCACACACACAAAGCCCAGCTTGAGCGTCAGGGCGTCGATGTGGACGAATGGGACGCTGCGACGAAAGGACGGCACCTGCCGAAGCGTGCTATGCACACAAAGACTGTGAATCTAGGCAGCAAGGGCAGTTTCAAAGAGAAACCCGGCGCCCTGCACGCGATGTTGCATGTGCCGCAAGGCGAGAAGATACCGGCCAGCGATCTCAAGTCCAAACCCGGCGATTCGCCATTGCTAAGACGGCGCAAGGCGTCAGCCAAAGGGTTCAAGGCGATGCATCATGGGGGTTGAGTGAGCAAGATCCACCTTAAATCAGAAAATCCCCGCCATTTCCTATCGGACTCCAGCGGCGATCTGTACGAGGTAAGTAAGGAAATTGCAGATCAGTACGCCAAATTCTGTCCTCGTACGACGGCAACCGTTGACCGCGTGGACGTGGAGAACAAAACGATCTGGTTCACTAATCCGCTACCCAAGGAAGTGAAGGCGGATGCCTGAAACCACGCTGAACCCTCCTATGAACGACGACGAAGAGGCTGAGCCCACCGGCCCGCGTCTCACTCCTCTTCAATTCCCGCAAGGCTATACCCCTGGACGCATTACGCCCTGGATGTGTTCACCTGAACCTATCTACGGTCCTGAAGAGTTGGGCGACTACATCTCCGCCATCGAAACCATGACGGAGAATGTGAACAAGTGCGATGCGGCGGCGCGTATTTGGGAAGTGCTGCAGGCGTGGGAAATGAGGTTATTTAGGCGCAATTATCAGTTCTTGAATGTGGGCTGGAAGGGCTGGGGAATGTTTGGGGGTTCATCAGGTTCAAGCGGCGCTCAATCCGTGATGGCTGCCGGGAACGCCATGAAGCTGTTCTCATGCAACGTATTCGGCACGCGGCACAAAAAGATTACAGCTTTACTGTCGCGCGAGGTTCCCGGTACTACCGTGGTTCCTGTCGATGATGAAGACCCGATGGATCAGGCCGCGCAGGAAGAGGCTGAGAAGTTTCTGAAAGTGTTTCTGCATCAGGCCAATTTGAAGCATACCGTTACGCGCTCGGCAGGTCTGATGTGTACGGATGGACGCGTTGGGCTGTTGCTGTACACCGTGGCCGATCAGACACGCTGGGGCACGGAGATGCCGAATCGCAAGGAGGCTGTTTATGGAGAACCGGAAGCAAGTGGAGTTTCGCCCGAAACTGAGCTTGACGATGGGCAAGGAGGCGAAGGACAAGAGCCCGAAGGCGCTCTATCGGGCCAATCAAACAGTCTTTCGCTGGATGATGAATCAATGGGGTCCGATTCCGGTGAGCAACCCGCAAGACGCGAAGTAGCCTTTGTCGGCGGCAAGCTGGAGTGGAAAGTCCCTCTCATGGCCGACGAAGAGGACGAGATGGGTTGGTGCCGCTATCAGCATGAGGTCTCGGTCAACAAACTCAAAGCGCAGTATCCTTGGATCAGGGATAAGATCGCCGCAGGCGGGAATGTCGGTGGAATGGACCAGATCGACCGATTGGCTCGTATCAACGTCCGGCTGGCTGTGCAGGCTTCGTCAAGCTCTGGTGAGGCGTACAAGAACGATTCGACGGAGACCGTGACGTTTTACCGCCCCAGTGAGTTTGAGGGCATTGAGGACGATGACATTCGTGCTCTATTCGAGCAGACCTTCCCAGATGGATTGGAAGTTTGGCACGCAGGTGGTAATTTCGCATTCTGCCGCAACGCAAGAATGTCGAAGCATGTGAAGTTCATTCATCCAGGACCTGGTGATGGGCAGAATCGGGAAGCATTGCTGACGAATTACCTGCCACTACAGAAAGTCCTGAACGCGAATATCTCGCTGATTGACCGCATTCACAGGAATGCCATCGGACGCCGTTTCGTCGCGGAACCCTACATCGACAGCCAATTGATGAATGGTCAGTCCAATGATCCGGCCAAAGCCACTGCAATTGCCTTTGACACTTTACCACCCGGCACGAAGATCAGTGACCTAACTGGCGTCGAGAACGTCCCGCAGCCCAATGATGCTATTTTCCAATTTGTGCAATGGCTGATTCAGGGCGGTCCCGAAGCGATGGACGGCGGATCACCGGCAGCTTTCGGGGAGTCGGACGACTCGCAGGATCAAGGTGTATTCAAAACCACGAGATTGAAGAGAGATCAGGCATTACAGGTGTTTTCTCTGCCTTGGGGAGCCCTTTGTGAGGGTGTTTGCGCGATTTCGCAGATGGCTGTTGAATCTGCGGCTGAAAACCGTATTGCGGACTTCTCTGCATCACTGCCGGGAGAGAAAAAGCTGAAAATTGAGTTGTCTAAGCTACAGGGAAACGTATTGGTGCAGCCAGAATCCCTCGAAATCCCGCAAACGATGGCCGAGCAAGAAGAAGAGATGACGGAGTTGCTGAAGGACAGCGCGAACGTCGCTCTTTATCAGCAGATCATGCTCGACCCGCGCAATTTAGCTGTTTTTTCGCGGTTCCCGTCGCTCAAAGAGTTGAATATCCCCAACGCCGATCAGGTTGAAGCGCAACAGGGCGAATTTGAGATTTTGATGCGGTCTGGGCCGATCCCGAATCCGCAATTAGCGCCCCTGCAGCAGCAATTACAGGCGATTTTGAGCCAGATCAAAGAAGGCGAAACGCATCCCGAAGCACAGACGCCAGAAGGCCAGCAGGCGATGCAGGCATTGCAGCAGCAGGCCCAGCAGCTCGCACAACAGGCTCAACAGATGCCGCCGCTCATCTCGACTGTGCAACCGTCGCAGGACAACAGCGAGAATCACATGATCCACGCGGCGATTACGCTGGGGATGCTGACGAGCCCGACAGGACGCAAACTGAAGCACGGCGATGAGGATCAGCAGCAGATTTGGCAGAATTTAAAGTTGCACTGGCAGGAGCACATGGCGATGCTCAAGCAGTTGCAGCCGCCGAAGGAAATGGAGTTCAAGGGCTCAGTGAGCATCGACCCGAGCAAGTTCCCACCCGAGGCGCAGACGGAGATGTTTCAGGCGATGGGCCTGCAGGTGCCGCCGTACGCACTGCAACCGCAGGAACAAACACACGAAATCCGGCAGACCAAAGAAGGCGTGGATGCTCAAGGCGTACCCGTGAAACAGGAAGTCTCTGTCGTGGGCAAACCTTTGAACTGATTTAACTTGTAGGAGACAATTCTTGGAAAAGCCTATACCGAATGCCCATCTCCACGGATATGAGCCACCTGTTGGAGCACCGTACCCAGTTGGCGGAAATCGAACGCTGTTTCTCGTCGGTATCGAATTTCTGACGCAGGAAGAATGCGATGCCTTCATTGAAGCGATGAAAGATGAAGAGGAACAGCCTATGCAAACCATGTTCGCAGGAAGGCCGCTCAAGATTACAACCGAGGTTGATCTGGGATTCCTGCATGTTCATCCCGAAACACTACACGTTTGGGGAATGCTGCCAACTGGCGTGCGTACAGTAGACGGTAAATATGTAATCTTGAAGGATCACAGCTAGGAGACAGAGACATGGAAATTTCATTTTGGGTAGCTTTACCGCATTTCACAATCGAAAATCCAGATCAAATAACGACTGGTTTAGTCGTTGCGGTATCACTGGCCCTAGTTTGGGCGGTACTTGGGACGATATTTTCAAAGGAGACATGAGGCATGGCAGACGGATCATTAGTACTCGAACCATTGGAGACAGACGTAGACGGTGGCCAGCAAGACGGCGGGGATGGTGAGCAATCCACTGATTCTCAAGGGCTGGCTGGCAGCCAGCAGCAACATCAGGACGACCCCTATTCCTCTAAAGCCAGCCGCGAGTATTCCGCGTGGCTCAAGTCCTTGCGTGATTCTGGCGACCCGGTAGCGGCCAAGTTTGCGCGTCTCGCCAAGGATAATCACGGCGCGCAGTTTGCCCTGCGTCAGCTCGATCCCAAGGGCATTGACGGCGTGCGCGAGCGGTATGCGTTGATGGATTCGGTGATTCACACCGATCCGGAACGCGGAGAGCTGCACGGTGCGGAAGCAATCGCAGCCATGCAGGATGCCGTGCGCGAATACGCCGAGATTGATGAATTACTGGCGCAGGGTGATCCGAAAGCGCTTGAATCGCTGGGTGACGACTTCAATGCAGGGCTGGCGAAGCTCGCGCCCACGATCCTTGACCGCATCAAGGGCTCCGATCCTGAAGGTTATGCCGCCGCAGTCCTTCCTCACTTCGTCGATGCGCTCTCTAAGTCCGAACTCGTCTCGAATTTCAACGCCATGGTGGACGTACTTGAGGAAAAACCCCCGTCGTGGCTTACGGAGCAGCAAAAGACTGCATGGGCAGCCGATCAGCAGCGCAAAGTCGTTCAGTTGGCCGCTGGAATGGGAACCTGGCTCAATGCGCAGGCGCGCAAAGCTCAAGAACTGCCAAAACCGGGCGAACCGGGTAAGCAGAACGGCACCGGTAAGCAATTCCCCAATGAAGAGCAAACCTGGCGCAAAGAACAGCAGGAGTCGCATTGGAATACCAATATCACGCCGAAACTGGACGCACACGCTGCGGCGCGGTTCAATGAGCTATTCCGGCCCTACGCCACGCGGTTGAAACTCGATCCCCCGACTGCCAAAGCGCTCATGGGCGAGTTCTCGAAGCGGGTTGCGGGACAAGCCGCGAAGGACAAGGCGTACATCGGTCAGATCGGGCGTTATCGGGCGATGCGAAATCCTGATCCCGCCACGGTAGTCAATTACGCCAAAGTGAACTTCGATAAGCACGCGAAGTCAGTCATGGAAGCGCTGGTCAATGAGCGCTACAAGCCCTTCCTGAACGCGAAGGCGCGTCCGGCTGCTCCTACCAACGGAAACGGCGCACCGCCGGTCCGTGGCGTGCAGGATGTGTCCACGAAGCCAGCAGATGGAACCTATGATCCTCGCGCTCGGAGTCTGGATGAGATTCACGCGAAGATTTTCCATTTGAATAACGGAAAGACTGTGCGATGGGTGAGGGGTTGACAATAGGGTTTATGATGGTTGGTAGCAAATAAAGGTTCGTGTCCCGGAGTCCCAGGCCCGGTCCAATAAGGGGTTAGCCCGCGAATCCTTATCAATGAGACACACAGCAGGAGTGCGCAACGCACTGCCTGACTTCATTGAATGAGGGATTCCCATGCCGTTAGCCACAGAACTAGCAGTAGAAGCCATTGAGCTTGAGGCGTTCGTTGAGGAGATTCCCGATCTCCAGGCGCACTTCGATAAGCTCCAGACGCGCCTTGAAAAAGGCGGCAAAAAGATTCAGTGCAGCTTCAGTACCAACCGTGGTGGCGTGCAACGCGCTCCATTCTGGGCTGGCACTCGCGTGCAGGGCGGCGCTGGCATCCAGCAATTCGGCCTCGGCACATCAGCACCTATCGGCGGCGATACTTCCGCCGCGCCCTACGTTCCCGCATGGGGCCGTGGCACCGGTTCTCAGTTCGTTTCGATGTGCGCCTCGCCGGTCCGCTTCGTCAATGTCTGCGAAATCTCCAACCTCAGCCAGTACGCCACAGACGGCAAGGAACGGGGTCTGGTCAAGTTCTCCCGCGAGGAGATGGACAAATCTCTCCTGGCGTTCGACAACGGCGTTGAGGGCATCCTGAACCGCGACGGTTCAGGAACCATCGACCAAATTCCGCTTTCCGCGACCATCACCACAGGCGGATCGGGTGCACAGACCTCCATCATTGCCGGAATCAACACCGCTGCTTCGTTCGTCGATCAGCAGCAGGTGCAGTTCCTCTCTGGCGTCGGTGGGACGCTGCGGGGCGGCGCTGGTGCTACCGCAACCATCAGCTACGTCGATCCGGTCACCCAAACGTTGTTCTTCTCGACGGCGCTTCCCTCTGGAACCGCTTTGGGCGACATTATCGTTGTCCAAGGTGCCACTGGAGCAGCGGGTTCAAGCGTCTACGGCAAGGATTACTGGATTCAGAACGGCAACGTCGGCACTTTCGGCGGCGTGAACATCGCCACTTACCCAAGCCGTTTCTCGAGCCCGACCATCAACTTCGGCGGGTCTGGAACTATCGTCAACTCGACCGCGCAGCGCGTGCAGTCCATTCGTATGCGGGCGATGGGCGATGATTTCGACAAGAACGAGAAATGCTTCTGGTACGCCAATCCACAGCAGGGTGTTTCTTTGGCCGGAAATTACTACAACCCCGGCTACACCCGTCTTGACGAAGGCGGCAACGAGAAGGTGCCTGACGTAGCCAAAAAGCACATGCAGGATACCTGGGCCGGCGATGAGATCGTGTGGAGCTCTACTGCCGAGCCTTCCCGCATGGACCGCATCGTGCCGGATGCCTTCACGTTCGGCGAATTGTTCCCCACGCGACTGCATGAGTGGACGCCGGGTAACCCGATTGCTGCAGTGCCGACAAACGACGGAAGCGGCGCAAGTAACGCAATCGGAACGACTTACTACGATTCTCAACAATTTGCATATGAACGGGCCTTCAATATTCTCTGTCCGGAAATGCGTCAACAGTTTTTTATTCAAGGACTTCCGGTTCCTGCTGATAGCTAGAAATGTTTCAACAAATGTGTTAATATGAGGCTATCTCGAAAGGGGTAGCCTCATGGAAACAAAGAAATGTCCTGATTGCGGAAAGGAAAAGCCGCTTGATCGTTTCGGAGCTTACAACCCGTACTACTGCAAAGATTGCCTCAATGAACGGCAAAAGGACTATCAGCGAAAGAAACGTCAAGAGCATCTGGCTGCAAATCCTCCTACCGTTAGGACGAGCAAGCCTTGCACGATGTGCGGAATCGATAAGCCGTTGGAGCAATTCAACTTCGTCAACAAAGAACGAAATAGGCGCTCTTCATACTGCAAGCCCTGTCAGGGACAACGCGCCTACGATGATTTCAAGCGGCGCGGCGATCCTAATCGTGAAAGACTCAAATATCGCTGCAATAAATTCGGCACGACTGTCCAGTGGTACGATGGCGCACTCAAGGAGCAGGACGGGAAATGTGCAATCTGCCAACGTCCTGAGACTCATGCTGTGCTTAAGGGCGGAAAGGTACGCAGATTGGCTATCGACCATTGCCACAAAACCGGGCAGGTTTGTGGGCTTCTCTGCTTTCGCTGCAATACCTCAATTCGGCAGATCGAACTCAATGGTTCCGGCTGGGCAGAGCGAGCGGTTGCTTACCTTTCTAGACACGGACGCCTATAACCTCCCACCGCGGGGCGGCGCGTAATCCGCCCGGCATTTTGGAGACATGAGACATGCAAGAGACATTCCCACGCAAGCCGTTGCTAGACCGGATCATCGTGCGGGAAATACCCATTGCTGAGTATTACGAGCAGCCGAAAGAGGGCGACGTAGGTTACGTCCCTCTGGATGGCAGCGAAGTAGGTGCAGCGGCCTTCAAAGAGAAATCTGATCGCGGCGTCGTGGTTGCCGTGAGCGACAAGGTGGATGATGTTCACGTTGGCGATACAGTTTTCTTTGACGAGTTCGCGCTCTGTGATCCCGTGTTCCTGAACCCGGCGCACAAGAACCGCAGCGATTTGCCGAAATACTGGCAGATGCGGGTAGCGGATTTGAAGGGCGTACAGGTTCCATCTACATCGCAGGTGAATGAAATCGAGTGCGCGTGTTGCGGGGACAAGATTCTAGCGCAGCATCAGTGCTTTGCGGTGACATCCCGTGTGTGAATGCCCTCCATGGTTCCAGGACGCACTGACCCGCATTGGCGGCACGAACCATTACGGCGAGTCCATCTTTAAGATCGTCTGGTCCACCGAACCGCAAATGACCATCGGCGGACGGTGGAAGGATGGTTTTGAAGGCTACAAGCGCGCGCCTTTGATCCCTGGTGAGCCGTGCTGGGCTTTACTGGTCTGGGAGCCTGCTGAGGTAGCAGGAGGGTCTTACGAATCGTGGCAGCGTGATTTCTGCGATGAGGAGACTGGTTTACTGCAGGTGGGCGGCTATCCCAAGTACGGAGCTTACCGCGTTCTGCAGAAGTTTCTGCATCGGGAGATTGAGCAGCAGGCGAAGGAAATTCAGCATTTCTCTTGGATTAAGGATAAAGAGAGAAATGTAATGGTTCCTTTCATTGAAAGAGAATTTTTGCAGGCCCAGAAGTTGAGAAGTTACCGCATGGAGCCGTGCGGATTCATGCTCGACGTAATGCTTCCTATGTTGATGGCGTGGCGTAGATTGTCGAACGCGCAAAAGACTGCAGCATTAAAGCAGCAGGAGCAAGAACGCAAGGATGCACACAGCAAGCGCGCGAAGGACGCAAGAGACGGTACCCGACTCAGCAGAACTTCACGGAGTTCTAGGCTCGTGCAGAACCGGGTTGAAGTAATCGAACGGGGTATGAGACAGGCAATGGCCGCGGCCTCACAATGGGGTCTCGGAATCAGACTGGAGACATAAAATGGCAAGTTTCAGCAATTTGGGGTTTGACGACCCAAAGACAAGAGCCGCCATGCGCGGCGCAAACCAAGAGAACTTCAACACATTCTTTTCCAGCCACGCCATGCGTGAACCGAAGAGGATGATTTACATTCACACCGTCGCGCGAAAAAGCACGATCACGACCAGAATCCTTTTCCCTCGTCTGTATCTGCGTGGTTGCGAGAGCGGCGAGCGGTATGTGACCTGCTGCTCGGTTCCAGATCCCATTACGCAGGGTCGTCCGGATCAGGAGAATGGTGGGGTTCGTCTTGATGAGCACGATGGTTGGCGGGCTGTGATTGATCTTCTGAATCCCCGCAACTTCAGCCGCGATCCGTTTCTCGGTTCCAAGAACCCAGACTTTTTTGCTAACCGAGCTGGCACGAATCTTATCGCAGAGGGTTTTTGGCCATCCCTGCATGAGAAGCCGCCAGAGGATGAAATCAAGGTTGCCGAGCGAAATCGCGATGCGCATTACCGCTGGCTGACCAAGGAAGCGACTCGCCTTGCTGCTGTTTCGACCAAAGACCTCAATGAATTCTTACAGACCTATCCCGATACGCATATCGCGATGGATGGTCTCGGACTTTCGGCGACCTGGCACACCCTGAATGTGGTCCGTCAGAGCTGCCCGAATTGCGGTGATGAAATCAAGGCGAACGTAGCTTTTCATCGTTCGAGTGTCACGGAAAAACTCTGCGTGATTAACCCCAAGGAAGCCTATAAAGCGAAGGCGATCACGAAAGAGGAATACGAGGAATTAACGGGCTTGGACGAGAACGACAGCGTTCAGGTAAAGCGTGGTCCTGGCAGACCACCGAAGAATCAATAGTCTTTGAGGGGCGCAGGCTGCGGGGCTTTTGGTCCAATGTCTCGCTGAGGGTTTTCGCAGCCTCCCTCAAAGTAAGGAGCAGTGATGCAGGCAGCAGTCGGCGGGAATGTCAGATATGCCAACCTTCAGAGTATCGCTGACCTCTTTCGCTTCTACATCAACGACACGGCCAACAATACCGGTGGTTCCGGTACGGGAACAGGAAATCAGGCTGGACTGATCATGCCTAATTCCAATCCTGACTTGACCGTTTTGATGGACGCCGCGATTTACGAAGTGTTCTCCGATCTCCGTAACGTTGGCGATCCAGAGCTGATCCTCGATAACTACATCCTGACCGGAATCCCCGCGCTGACGATTCAAGACCCGACTGTGCAGGTTTCGCTATCTTATGCGGGATTCTTCAACGGCTACACGTGGTCGAATGCGTGGAAACTGCCTATCGGTCTTACGCGCATGATTGCGATGTGGGAACGTCAATCGGGAACGATGAATAGTTTTCAGCCCATGGTCAATCCTCCAGCGGGGATCGGCGGGGGATATCAAGGAAACTACATGGGCTCCTGGGAAATGAGACAGGGACAAATCTGGATGCCTGGGGCGATGCAGCTTGTCGATTTGCGGATGCGTTGCCGGATTGGGTGGCCTGCGCCGATCTGGTCGAATAATTTGGATTTTACGACGACATACGTTCCGATTCTCGATTGCGGTAACGCTGTGGCGGCGAAAATGCGGTTGCTATATTCGACGAGATTTGCACCTGAGCAATACCCTCTCGCGATCCAAGAGGAAAAGCGTTTGATGGACAAGCTAAAACTCGAAACTGTTCGTGCGATGCAGGCACAGGAAAACATGCGTCAACCATTCGGCGATGAAGCCACTGCCGACTTTAACATCGCTTGGAGTTGGATGTGAAATTAATTTTCTGGGCTGGTAGATGGTTTGAATCTCTCTTTCCACAAGGGAAATTTACACGAATGATTTATCGAACGACAAATCGAATAGTAGGAATACCACAGTAGGGCGAGGAGCCTGAATAACCTTAACTGTTTCCGAGGAGGAAACCATGGCCGGTAATGGAATCGTACTTTTGCAAGTTTCAGAATTTACCCTTGCGGGCATAGATAACACGCGCCGCAAGATAATCGTCGAAGGTCAGGCCATCGTGGCCGAGGCTGTCAACTCACTCGCTACTCTGACCATCGTTGCTGGTGGCAGCGGGTGGGTCGCTAATGACCTTTTCACGCTTCCAGGTGGTACGGGGGGCGTTGGCAAGGTCGCCACGGTGACTGGCAGTGCGGCGGCTACCGTCTCAATTTCATCTGCTGGCTACGGCTATACCGCGGCCACGGGCGCAGCGGCAACGGCTGTGCTTCCCTCTTCCGGGACTGGTCTAACCATTACGACCACCGTCACGGCGGGCGCGGCTCCCATCCTCATCACTGGCTGGAAGATTGTCTCGAATGTTCTGACGTTCACCGCGGCCAATTCACTGACCACGGGGGGTGGACAGGCAATCACCGTGACCGGATTTACAGGTGCAATGTTCTATTTGAACGGAACCTACACCACTTCATCGGCCACGGCGACCACGATTGTCGTTCCACTGACTGCACCGAATGCTTCAGGGACGCAATATGCTCTGGCGGTCCTCCAGCCAAACTACACAACTGGCGGTCTACCGATCAGCTACAACTTTATCGGCGTGAACGGGACATCAAGACCTATCGCTGGGATTGGGCCGCTCTCGACACCGAATCCGATCCAGTTCACCACAATGGCGGGGTCGGCGTTCAATTACGGCGTGAATGTCACAGGGACACCGAACTTGATGAAGATTTCAAGCGGTGTCACTGAGGTATCGAACGGCGCGGCTGTGACTGCGGACACTATTCGGTTCCGGGCAGAGTTTGCAAATCAAGGATTCTGATGCACGGAACCTCGGCAGGCGCGCCCGTTGTCTTGAGTGGACTGGGAGGCTTGGTCACTTTAGCCAAGCCCGAATCCGTTCCAGAGGGCGCGTCTCCGCGTACTTACGATGGTGATTATGATGTAGGTGGCTGGAAGACGCGCGCTGGTCTTACGAATGTCTACAACACTGTCGATGCCACGATTGGGCCAAATGCGCCCACGTCAGCCAGTAGTTCCACGTGGAACAATCCGAGCAATATTCTGACCGCTCCAGGGTCTTATGCTTCATTCTCTCCGGTCAGTGCGATCAATTCGCTCATCATCAGCAATTTCGTATTCGATATTCCCACATCGGACAGCATTGCAGGGCTTTTGCTCTCGCTAAATGCTTACACAAATTCTCAGGCCAGCATCAGCGCACAACTGATGATCGGCGGCGTGCTAGTCGGGGTTCCGCGCGTCGTGGCGCTTCCGAGTTCTCCTGGGAGTATCACTTTGGGCTCGCTCACCGACTTGTGGGGCGCTTTCCCAACTCCTGCGAACCTCAATAGCCTGACCTTTGCCATTCAGATTTCAGCTGTAGACGTGGGTTTTGATCTGGCTACAGTTTTTGCCGCAGGGGCTACTCTCTCCGTCGCGGTGAGCACGGGAACGTCCAATTTCCAGTTCATTACGCCGTTTACCGCACAGAATGGCGATGTGAAGAACCTGCTTTTGGACGCCGATGGAAATTTTTGGGTTGAGGACGTAACGAACAATCCCGGCGTTTTGACTTTAGCAACCAGCGGCATCACGCCGGGGAGCTATCAGGTTGGGGTGAATGGACCTGATGTTGAATATCTGGCCTGCACGAACCTTTCGACAGGTTCAGATATGTCTCTGCAGTACACCCCAAAGTGGATTGACCGAATTACCCAAGTGGGACCGGGGGCCTCGCCGAACTTCACTCCCTTACAGGCAAGCACGGATACCTACGCCATTTCGACCATCACCCAACCCCCCGCGGTCACGGATGAATATGGGAACGCTTTTTATGGGGGAGTCTATTTCCTGCAATCTGCCGGGCCGGGGTCTACAACACCGGGAAACATCATCACGGTCTATTACGGGGATTCCGTTGCTGGAGGAACGGGGGCGCAGAATGCCGATCTCGTAGCAGCTTTTAATTCCGGTTATCCGGTGTACATCTACCTAACAGTAAGCGGAATTCCTGCGCCTTTCGGTCCTTTGACTGTTCAAGTGACGGCTGTGGGCGAAGCAAGTCCCCCAGGGCAGCCGCGGCAGTTCTATTACTTCACGTTCGTTACGACCTCAATTGCCTACACCTTCTACGCTGGGAGTGGTCACCCAAGCTATGAGGCGGCGTGGCAAAGGACTCTGGCGACCATGACGACCTCGGTTGCCGTGCCTGGGCTGACTGTCGGCAACGTCATCACGACAACCGGCGTATCTCCGAGCTCGTGGAATAACGTTTGGACGATCTCCCAGGCTCTCAATTCTTCCGCCATGGTCATCACAGAGACGGCAGTGACGAGCGGCGTGGCGACCTATACCTACGCTCTCACGGGAGGTTCTATGGCGGCTCCCGTAGCCGGGCAGCTCGTGACCATTACTGGGACGGACAATGCCAACGGAGCCTTAAATCTCGCCAATGCCACGATTGCGACGGCGACTGGTGGGAGCTCGGGAAGTTTTACCGTCGATGTGTCTCTTACGAGCAACTATTCAACGGTAGCGGAAGATGGTCAGGCGACTACCGCAGGAACGGAGTTTGATTTCGATCCCGGGGTCAATACCCTAGGAACCAGCACGAATCCGATCTATGGCAATGGAGCCGGGGGCACTCTGACTTTTGGTGGTCCAGCGGGTCAGTTTATCGCCACCGGCACCAAGCAGGGCGTCGTTTTCTTCATTACTCGAAACGGCTACTATACCTGCCCCAGCCCACCCGTCACTTTTACAATTCCATCGAACACGACAGCGATTCAGGCTACTCAAATCCCCATTGGACCGCCGAACGTGATTGCTCGAGGGATCGCTTTCACGGAGTCCGGCCAGAACGGAACACCAGGCGGCAATTTCTTCACGTATGATACCCCTGTTAATTACATAGTTAATGACATAACATATACCGCAACGTCCTTGACTATTAACGACAATGTGACGACCTCAGCGCAATTCTTCTTTACCGATTTCGTTTTAACTTCTGCGGAAGATATTGAGGACTATGGATATAACTTGTTCAATCAGATTGAGATAGGTGATCCGGGATGGATTGCGGCTTATGACTCCAGGAACTTCTACGGCCAGTGCTGGAATAAAATTCAGAACTTTGTAAATTTGAGCTTCGATGGAGGGTATTTACCGGCTACTCGTCTTGCTCCTCTGGGCTGGACACAGCCTGATGCTTTCGGTTCTCTCGTCGTGAGTCCTAAATTCGGGGATGCCTACTACGTCGCAAACAACGGGCTGAAACTGGCTATCACCGCAACGGCCATGACCAGCGGCACAGCTACCTACTCCTACGCCGGGACCAACAATCCATCTGCGGGCGATCCGGTGACGGTCACTGGCACTACCAATGGCAGCGGCGTTTTCAATGTCACAGGAGCCACAATCGCCACGGTGAATACAGGATCAATGACCTTCACGGTTACCGGGCTTTCAGGGACGTTCTCGAGCCAGCCTGAAACTGGAACCGCTTCTGTGACTGGTACTCTTCCCACCGCCGGTCTGATTTCGCAAAGTGCCTATCAGGACGTGTATCTCGAGCCGATCCTCAACAGCAATACGGCTTACTCAGTCAGGGTGACGGCTTCTAATCCTTCCGGGATCACGGGCGGAAATTTGGTAATTTCCTTGACCGGAAGCGGGATCGTCTATGGAACCTATACTCTCCCGCTTGCGTCAATGACCTCTGACTTACAGATTTTCACGGGAACCATTTTGGTAAACGAGTTTGCCGGAGTTGTGCCCCCGCTCTTCTCCTGAATGTCTACGCATCGAACCTTGCACCCGGTGCGGATGTGCTGATTGATCGCGTTGAATTGTATGACACCGCAATTCCGGTTCTCACAACCACAGTCTATGGTTCCTACGCAGGACTTCCAGAGCAGGTGGATGCAGTGACCGGGGAAGTCGTTTTCACGTCAGAAAACCAGCAACCCGTTAACGGTGCAATGGTCATGTACGACACGTTTTATGCTTTGAAGGGTTGGGGTGGAACGAATCCCGGAAGTTCTCTGTATTCGCTTCAGAAATCGTCCAATCTCGAGCCTGCGCAGTGGGATGAGCCGGAAGTGGCACAACGCGCCGGGGGAGCAATCGGACCCTTGGCCTTTGATCTTGGTGAGCAGTGGTTTTTGGGTGCTTCGCGGGCCGGACTTTATCTCTTCGTCGGCGGTCAACCCGGCAAGATTATGCAGGAGATCTATCAGGTTTGGGATGCGATCAACTGGCCTTACGGGAATACAATCTGGGTCAAAGTCGATCTCACGCATCGCAGAATCTATGTCGGCGTTCCGATGGCGACGCCTAATTTCTGGCTGCCTAATGCCCCTGTAAACGCAAACCCCACAACGCCGAATGTTATTTTGATGTGCAACTACCAAGGTCTCGACAGCGGTGAAGAATTGAAGTCGATGCCGCAGATGCACACGACGATGTTTGGGACTTTGAACGCTATTGACATGAGAAGGAAGTGGTCGATCTGGCAGATTCCTTCGCCTTACGGGAATTTCGTTTCGAGTCCCGACGACGTGGAGTTTTACATCTGCAACGGCAGAGGTAACTCCAAAGTTTACAAACTGGACGACTCAGCAGAGACGGATGATGGTCTGACGATTGACTCTCTATATTGCACTGCTGGGCTTGTGGAATTATCCAAGCGCGCACAAACGCAGGGAATCGGCAACTACAGGTTGCGGTGGTCGTATCTTGTCGCGGCGCTTCAGAGTCTCGGCAATATCGGTTTGACGCTCTATCCGAATCGTTTGCTCGGGCCGGGAGATTCAACGGTTGGCTATAACACGTGGACTGCGCCCGGAGGAATCACACCTGGGAATCCGGCGATGAATGACGCAGAAGTTCCGCTGAACTTCGCGGCCACGCGCACCTATTTCGAGTTCAGGGAGAACGACGGTCATGGCTTCACGTTGAGCAATCTTGTTCTTAAAGCGCGTGCTGATGTGTGGAACCAAATCAGAGGCAGGACAGGCGTATGAGTCTACCGGGCAATGACCTTCTCGCACTCATTGAGAATGAGAACCCGAAACTAGGGCAATATCTTCGCCAGTATCTCGTTCCGGCAATTCAGCGCACAGCCCAGAATGCCGCTGTGTCTCTAACGGGCCAGATCAAAGCTCCCGCACCTCCGGAGTCAGTGGCTATCGTCAAATCGGGCGAATACCTTCATGTCCAGATCAATCACACTGCGCCGATTCAGAAAGGCGCACGCTATATTACGACGATTGCGACCAATCCAGCTTTCACGAATGCGCCGATCATTAAGGATCACGCTTCCCGAGCTCCAGAGCCGTTTGTTTTGCCGACAAAGACCTCTGCAGGCGCAACGCAGAATTACTACGTGGCGGCACAGGTGCAATACCCCGGGGGACCGCCGTCTGCGCCAACTTATTACGGCGGCGCTGCACCGCTGGCGGTCACGATGGGGGGCAGCACGGAGATGGACTTGCTACCCGGAACAGGGTCGGGAACGGCGACTAACGGGGGTCAGGCGCTCGTGGGGCTTGGAAAAGCACAGGTGCGGTTATGACCTGTGATATATTCAATAAATGCCTACAGGTAAATGGAATAGAAAGCTCAAGAGTATCCTCGTTCCGATTGGTCCATCCATCGCTTATGTGCCACTCAGTCGTGGATTTTGGTCCATCATTGATAGGGAAAACGCTGAAATGGTGGGTCAATTCAATTGGACGGCTACTCTCAACGGCTCTGGGGTGCCGCGTGCGATTGGTCACGCCGGAAAAGGTAGAAGTTACTCGATCTACCTTAGTAGATTCTTGGTTTCAGCGCGGAATCTTGATGTGGATCACAAGAATGGGAATACGCTCGATAATCGCCTATCAAACTTACGGCCAGCGACCAGATCACAAAATTGCCGCAATAAGGGAGCTAGAAAAGGGCTTAAGGGGGCCTCATTCAATAAGGAAAAAAGGAAGTGGCGAGGTTCTATTCACATGAATGGAAAGTCTATTCACCTTGGCACGTTTGATTCCGAAAAGGACGCTCATGATGCATATTGCCGTGCAGCGGAGCGGCTTTACGGCGAGTTTGCGAGGTTCCATTGATCAGGGATTTATTGCCATCGGACATCCCCCAAATAAAAAAGATACACGAAGCGCAAGGTTTTTCGTATAATCTACCTGACCTTTCATCGCCACTGATCCTCACAAAAAAAGTGCGTGTGGAAGGTGGGCGAGTCGTCGGAGCGTGTTTCCTGCGCGTGACGGCTGAGACCTTTCTCGTAGTTACGGGAAGCCCGGTAGAAAAGGGTACGACTCTAATGGAGTTGAACCCCGAGATTCTGCGAGAGGCTTACGAGAAGGGGCTTTCCGATATCGTCTGCGTCGTACCCCCTGAAATCTCAGAGTCTTTCGCTCCTGTGCTTGCCCGCTTAGGGTGGCAGCATGACCGGGACTGGCCTATGTGGTCGAGGAGCACAAATGCGTAACGCAGTAGCGCAGGGCAATAATGCCTATAACAATTCGGTCAACACGGCGGCAGATTTGGGCGCGGATGCCTCTGGAATTAGCGCAACCCTTACACCATTTCTGACTGAAGAGATGCTTCACCCAGAGGGTCTGGGGCAATCAGGTATCGCCGCCGAGACAGGCGCAGCCATGGGGGGCGCGGGGGGCGCTACTGCAGGATTGACGGGCCAAGCCGTCCAACGGGCCGCAGCAAGCCGCAATGCCGGTGGCGTGAACGCGGCGCTCGATGCCATTGCGCGTGAGCGCACCAAGGCTAATGCGAACTCCTCTGAAAACATTGAAGCGGGGAATGAGCAATTAAAGCAGAAGCAGATGCAGGAAGGAGCGCAGGATCTTAACAGCATGTACGGCACCGATACCAGCGGAATGCTCAAAGCGGAGTCTTTGGAGCCCGAGGATATCAATGCTGAGACAAATGCCGGAAAATCTGGATGGTATCAGAATACAATCGCCATGATCAATGCGCTTAAGCCCGGCCCTGGTGGCGGTGGAGGGGGTGGCGGATAGATGGCTTCCGTTTGGGCACCGACGCAGACGAACGCTGGGCCTCCTCCGCCCGATCCCTCCGTGTGGGCGCAGCCTGATCCTGGCCTAGACCTTCATGCAGGATTAGCAAGGATATTTCCGCCTCCTCCGCAAGTCACGCTCGATCCTAATCCAGAGCATCAGATCGAAGGCCACGAGCAGAACAAACTGCAGAGGGATTACCAGAAAGACGCAAGCCCATGGGGAACGCCAGAGAATCATCCCGGCATCGGAGGGAAGATTGCGCACGTTCTATCGAAAGTAGGACAGATTGCTGGCGATGCCATAGAGCCCGGTCTGATGGCTAATATCCCCGGCACAGATCGCAACCGGCAGATGCAGGAAGGTGCGCTGGCGCGCGATATTTACACGGGCGAACAGGACGAAGCCAATCAAGCCCATCTCGGCGCGGAGACGGCGCAGGAGAATGAAACCACGAAGGAGATGCCGGGGAAAACGGAGAGCGAAGAGGGGTTGCAGAACGCGGAAACAGGAGAAGCGCAGGCGCGCGCTAAAGCGTTGACGAATCCTCCTGATGCCACTCCCGAAATTGGAACTTATCGTTCACTCGTAAAGATGGGCATGTCGCCATCTGAGGCGTTACAGGAAATTGAAAAAGATAAGGCGATGGCTCTGAGGCCGCAACAAATTCCGCCAGAGCAGCAGTACCTTACGGAGTATGTCAAAACCCATCCTGGATCGACGGTGGCGCAAGCGGAACATCAGTACATGCTGGACACGCAACGGCCCCCGCAAGCGCCAGCGGTGAATATGTTCGTTCCCGCTCCCGGTGGCGGCGAGACATTGCAGACGGTGCGCCCCGGTCAGACCGTGGCACCCGGAGCGCAGACGGCAGCAGGAGTAAATGCCGTCGATACGCCAACCACACAGCAACGGACGGCAGCGGGACGCGCTCAAACGGTCATTCAAATGGCTCCTGAAGTATTAAGTCGTATCGACAGTTTAGGGCCAAAATTGGGGCCAATCGAAGGAAATTGGAACGCCTTCATGCAGGGCAAAGTTGGAATGGATGATCCCGATTTTGCTGCATTGCGTTCCGATCTTTTGATGATGTCGAGCGCCGTGGCTCTTGCTCATGCTCAAGGCCGTTTGCCAGAGAATTTGCGCGAGGAGTTTGATAACGCAATTAACGCGCCGAAGCAGACGCCAGAGAATTTGAAAGCTACGATCAACACCATGATCCCTTGGCTGCAGCAGATGCAGAATCAGGCACGGCCTAATGCTGGTGAAAAACAGCCCACTGCGCAACCGCTAGGCGAAACTAGTAAGCCTGATGGAAACTACACGATGAACGGCAAGCAATATCGCGTTGAAGGAGGGAAGGTTTATGCCCACTAAACCAGATTTCCTCGCCGACGCGCAACCCGCTAGGGATGATTTTTTGGCCGATGCTACGCCAGCGGATCAGCCGCAAAGTCAATCTCCTGCGCCCGAAGGATTTTGGCATTCTCTGGGTGCGACCTTTGGCATCACACCGGAGGCCGCCGCAGGCGACCAGCAAGACACCATGCAACATCCGGTTCGGAGCGTGTTGCAGCACGCTTTTGAAGCCGCAATTCCCGCAATACAAATGGGAAAGGGTTTATATCAAGGCATCAAACGGGAATCTGGAGAAGCAGGACAGGCCGTCAATGCGTTGCGCGAAGGCAACCCATATTCTGCTCTTGTACACGGAGTCACAGCGTTGCCCTTCGTTGGACCGGCGATTGATCGCGGATCGGATCAGCTTGATCCCGGACAGAAATTGACAAAGGCTTCGTTTGGAACAGCGTTGGGAACAGCAGCGCAGGTTGCTCCTATGGTTCTTGGTGCTGCTGACACTGCGTTCCCTACACGACCGGGTTTGCCACCTCTCGGACCCGCGATGCGCTCCGCCGCCATTGGCGACCCAGACGCTGCGGCGCTTCGTGGTCTACGCGTGGGCGCAGGATCACCAAGAGCCATATCCACAATCAAGGCAATGCAAGGCGCACGGCCTTTCCTGCAAGGAGCGCAATCATTGGAGGATGTGCAGGCCCGTATCCCCGGCGCGAAGAGTGAGATTTGGGGGCCGTACCAAAAGACGATTGATGCCATTGGAGACAAGCCGGTCGATGGTCCTGATGGCCCAACGACAGTGCGTGAATTGGAGACAGAACGTCAGCAACTTTCCGCTATTAATCGCCAGTTGAAATCGAAGATTCCTAATCCAGAGGCGTTGAAGCTCGCAGAGCAAAAGGGCTTGAATCAGGCGCAGATGCTTCAACGCGAGCGCGCAGTGCAAAATGCTCTTGATCCCGTTCTGCGCGATGCGGGCATCCAACCGAAAGCGATTCGACAGGCATTCGGTCAAGTTTCGCAGATTGGCGAAAAAGTCAGCGGCAAAAGTACTCTCGCCGAGGCGAAACAACCGTATGGATTATCGAAGCTGCAAAATGTGAGTCTCACGAAGCCGTTGAGCAATGTCCCGCTTGCTGGAGATATTGCGCGCGACATCGCCGCCGGGCGTTATTGGTCAGCCAAACCAACAGATGTGGCCTTGCGTGAGGCGTTTCGTCCCAACGCGGCCAAACCTGATTTCGGTGCATACCAACCTCAGCGACAGTTAGGATCGGGATACCAATTTGGCGCGCCGCATCTCACGAAGCCAACCTTCACAACGCCCTCCCCCAATGCGCCACGGGGGTTCCTTCCACCGCAGGCGACGGAAGGCGAAGCACGACCTATGCTGCGTTACGCGCGGCCCTACCTCGAGCCAGAACCGCAAGGGATACGCACGCCAGCTCCACAGAAGAATCTTGCGCTTCCACCCAAGGCCTCCGCAGGAGAAGCCGGGCCTTATATCGCGTATCGTCCCACACCTCCGCCGGGTGAGATGACGCGCGTAATACCCTCTCGCCTCGAGCGTTTGAATATGCAACAAGGAGCGCCCTCATCGTCGGGCGTTCGTGGTCTTCTCCCTGCGCCTTTCGTGCCTACGCCGGAACCAGAACCAACCTTGGCGCATGTATTTCCGGCTGGGAGTGCATTTCGCGGAAATCCAGAAACCCCCGTCTATCCCCCGGGGAGCGCATTCCGTGCAAAAGTACCGAAGGGGTTCAATTTCGACGAACACCTAGAAGGTCTCTCAAAAGCGATGAAAAAGAAGGAGCAATGACATGCCCGCGTTCAAAAATTCACCGTTCCAAAAGCCGCAACTCTTACAGAAGGGTGTCCCTGCTTACCTGATCGGCTCCTTCTCGCAGAAGGTCGGCAATACGCACCTTGGCCTACTCACTGACGCCATAGCGTCAAACGTGGCGACGGTCACAGGCACATATCTGAATGGACCGCTGCCTGTGATCGGATCGCTTATTTCGATCATCAATTCGGCCAATTCATCGGGCGCGTTCAACGTGAATCGTGCCGTGATTACTGCGGTCTCCTATGTCGCGAGCACCAATATCATGACCATCACTTTCGCGCTCACGGGAAGTAATCAATCTGCGACTGCTGACGGCGGCACGATTGACATTGAACCCGCTGAGGTTCCGGAGTCGATCTCGGCAACCTATATTTCGCAGGCTGTGCTCGCACAAGCACCCGAGGGAGATTCGCAGTTCACGCTGCCGTATTCCGTCAACTTCACGACGCTTCCCACTTCGGCCACGGTGGATCTTCAGACTGCGATGAAAGCGAGTGATCCCTGGACCACGATTGTTCCTGGTATCGCAGTTGTAGCAGCAAGTGCGCAGACCATCGGACCGTTCGGGCAAGTGACACTGCAGCGCGGCTATCTCTATCGGTTTAACATTTCTGCGATCAGCGGTACCGCGGGTGTTGTTGCAAAGATTGGTTAGGTGAAGGATGTCTTTATCGAGGGATGACCGCTGGGTTGCAGACGCGCAGGGTAACGCTCTTGCTGGGGCGGAAGTGTATTGGTGTCTCCAGCCAGCCAGCACCTCCGTCAACCCACCTAGCCCCCTGGCGACTGTCTATACCGATTCAACTGGCGACACACCTATCGTGCAGCCGGTTCTCACGGATGGATTCGGTCACGCCTTCGCTTACATGAATCCCGATGTGCTGTACACGGTAGTCATTTGGCACCCGCTTTTCGGATACAACCCTATCGTGCTTCCCGATCAATCCATCGGCGGCGGCGGGGGTGGAGGGGCAGGTTTGACTCCGTTCGCTGGGGTTCCGCAAGGGGCGATCAACGGAACAAATCAGACCTTCATCCTCACGAACGGCGGGACGCCGATCGCTGACGCGACTCCATCGCAGGTTACCGCGTGGTTGAATATTCCATTGATTCAGGGGATCGGCTTTTCTGTGACCGGCAATGTTCTGACTTACGCCAGCCCGCCCCAACCTGCATCTGGCAGCGGACCCGCAGACGAAATCTATGCCCAAGGATTTTTCGTATGAAAAAGATACTGATAACCGCGCTTTTCTTGTTTTCTCTGCCCGTGCTGGCGCAGAAGGTCAACCCTAACACGCAAATTGGCTGGCCCACCAACTGCTCCGTTGCCGGGTATGTCTACAGTTATCAGGCGAGGACCTGCGTCTTGAACGGTTCTTCCTCCGGCACGGTCACCTCTTTTTCTTCGGGAAATCTCTCGCCTTTGTTCACGAGTTTTGTAGCTACCGCTACCACGACACCTGCACTTTCATTCACCCTGAGCACGCAGACCGCCTATACCGTTTTCGCAAATTGCACCAATGCAACTGCAGCCCCATCTTTTTGTTCGCTGATTGACGCGATGCTCCCTACGCAGGGTGGATTGACGCCGGGTAGTTACACCAATGTCAACGCAACAGTGAACGCGCAAGGCATCATCACGGCAATATCTAACGGATCAGGTGGCAGCAGTGGAATTTCTGGGTTGACAGCCGGGTATATCCCCAAAGCTGGATCATCGACCACCATCAACGCGAATAGCGCTCTGGATGACGGTGTGACAACTGCAAGCACGATCACATCGACGGAGCCGATTGCGATCACGGGCAGCACGCACGGGATTACGATTCCGGCGGGAACCGCGGTTTCGGGAGCTGCGAACAAAGTTGTCTACGCAGTCGATGCCACGAACGGTTACGCGGAGGTAAACGAAAACAATTCGGGTCTTTCGCGCATCTGTACGGCAGGCAATGCAATTTGTGGTAGTGGCAGCGGCAATATGAATGATGGCGGCGGTTCGACAACGGCAGGGTACTTCCCCATCACCAGCACCACCGCGCATGATTACACCGTGGACGCGAATCTTAATGATGGTCACACGGCAGCCAACACCTTGACTTATGCCGGAACCGGCGGAATCAATGCCTCTGCCGGTCCTGTGGAGGGCACAGCGGGCATTTTTAATTCGCCTTCTGCTAATGCGTTGTCGATCATCAACAGCGGAGCCAGTGTCGCGGTGTTCGACGAGAATAATACCTCGACCACACCAAAAACGAGCGTCTGCTATTTCCAGGCGATTCTATCAAGCAACACGGAAGATTTGTCGTGTAATGGCGCGACGCTAAGCCCACTTGAAACAGTTGCCACGTTGACGACATTCGCTACTAATTCGGGCGGTGGTAATACCATTAATGCCACGCAAATCAACGGCGGTTCTGTCCCAGCTTCTGCAAATGTTCTCGGCTCAAACAGCATCAGCCAGCCCATTGCAGCGACAGCCGCGCAGATTGTTGCCCAGATCAGCACAACAGCGGTAACGAATGCAACGAACGCTGCGAATTTGGAGGGTGGCGCAACGTACGCCATCCCGTATCAGCTTGGGGTTGGCAGCACCTCCTTCTTCGCAGCAGTTGACAATGCTGTGGTTGTCACGAGCAGCAGTGGCCTACCATCTGAAAGCACGACGCTGCCGAGCGGATTGACGATTCCAAGCCCTACGGTGACGGGAACCCTGACCGGCGCAGCGGCAAATTTCAGTGGGAATGTCAGTGTCGCCGGACATCTCAATCAGAGTTCCGCCAATGAGTTTGCAGGCAGTTGTTCCATTGCAGCCAGCGCAACCTCATGCACCGCCACGATTGCAGGAGCTTTTACTGGAACGCCGCTTTGCTTCGCAAGCGCGCAGAGCACAGGAGCTCTTAACAATGCAAATCTAATTGTGTGTTCACTTAGCGGAACGACTGTCACTGTGACCACATATTTGGCATTGAACAGCGATACGGCTCAGACGGTGGGTTTCCTGCTCATCGGTAATCCCAATTAAGGAGCAATCATGCTAAGAAAACTCGCGCTCTCGCTGTTCATCATTTGCAGTGCGGTCACACACGCGCAAACGATGGCCGCAGTTTATTATTCTCCCAGCGCCGGAGTGTGGCAACCACTCACATCTGCTGCCGCATTCGGGCAAATTTCTACCGTACCGCCCCTGCAAATCCAGGCATATTGCCAAGCGAGTGCGGGGGCACAGTGGTCCCCCTGTAGTTTTAGCGGAGGAGGCGGCAGCGGCACGGTTACCTCGTTCTCAGCCGGGAATCTTTCGCCGCTATTCACTACCAGCGTTGCGACATCAACCACAACACCGGCTCTGACTTTTTCCCTGTCGAATGCAGCCCAGAATTCTGTGTTTGCTGGACCGGCATCAGGCGGAGCTGGAACGCCGAGTTACCAGACAGCACCGACCATCAGCGCAGCCAACATGACGAATTTTCCGACGTTCAACCAAAGCACAACAGGAAGCGCTGCATCGCTGTCTGTATCCGGTCAGACTGGCCTCATAACCTTCACGGGAATAACCAGCACAAACCGCACACTGACCGTGCGCGATGCCGCAGACACAATCCTTGAACTTGGGGGCAGCTACACGCCAACCGGAACGTGGACATGGACAAGCTGCTCAAGTTGCGTGTGGCCCACTTTTAATCAGAACACCACAGGCACGGCGGGGGGATTGTCCGGTTCTCCAGCCATCACCGTATCGAGTTGCACGGGATGCGGAGGATCTAGCGCCTGGAGCGCCATTACCTCTGGAGCCAACACGCAGACCGGGGCATTCTCAACAACAGCCCCGTGGACTTTCTCCGTCGCGGGCGCAGCCTCTACACCCGGTCTGAGCGTTACAGGAGCACCGTACACTGGCGGATCGGCAACAACAAACTTCCCGCAATTCTATGTCAATGACGGAGCCGGGCCGACCACATTCTCAACTGCTGGGACTGAATTTGGACTCAATTCTCCATCCGGATTTACAGGCAACATGGCGGATTTCCATGTAAACGGTGGCGGATCGATTTTCAAGGTGGATTACCAGGGCAACCTAGGACTCGGAGGAACTACAGCAACATATTTTGACTTTGCTCAAGGGTCAAGCAGTGCCGCTGTTGGTTATTGTCCCACGGCGAACTCAATTTGCTTTCAAGCTCCCACATCAGTCACCTACCAGCTTCGCGTATTCGCAGGCTCTCCCGCTACTGGGTTTCCGCTCTACACCAACTCATCCGGCACGATGACGGAGACGATCACAGGCGTAAACGGAACCCTCAATAGCGGTGTGGGTCTTCTGGGAACGCTGGCTGTGAATACTGTTCTCTCCTCAACCGTCGCTGCTTACGCTGGTCATTTCACGAATCTGCAAGTTGTTACCGCACTCGGTGGCACCTGCACCACGCTGCCACAGTTCAATGTGTTCGACGGGACTAGCAATGTGGGATCGACCGTGACGGCAAATGCTTCGACGCAGACCAAAGGCACAGGAAACAGCACTGCGCAGACCTTGACCTTCGCGGCGGGAGATGTGATCGGAATTTACATCTCGACAGCCGGTGGGACGTGCGTAGCGAATGACTTTATTGTTTCAGCGCAGTATTCAACTCCATAGGAGCCGTGATGAAATTTCTTTTATCGCTGATTGTCTCTTCTGTTTTATTTATGCAGCCGGTGATGGCGCGCGCTCAGTTTGGGGGTAAAGCTGGGATGGGTGGAAAAGCTGGTACAGGAGGAGGGCCTACAGCGGCCGCGGCCCCTACCTTCGTCCAAGCGGCTTCTCCAGCCGAGAGCGCAGGCCAGACATCAATCACATTTACGTTCTCAACAGCGTTGACTGCTGGAAACAACGTTGTTTTGTGCCTTTTTCAATACTCTCAGACTCCAACGGTCAGCTTCAATCATGAAACGTGGACAGCCGACCCCGATAACGGAACTCCAGTTCAAAATATTCCGTTCGGTTCTAACTATCTAAGTTGTTGGACATCGAGTGGAATAACAGGCGGTGAGTCCTCCATCGTCGCTTCTTGCACAGGCGGTGGTTGTATGGATTACCCAGCAGGGTGGTCCTTTGAAATCCACGGAGGGGTTTTAGATAAATCAGATTCTACTGCGACTGGAAGCGGAGTATCCCCAGCCTCCAATTCAATTACCCCTCCGGCGAACAACTCACTAATAATTGGACTGTGTGTGGCCGCTACGACGGGAACTACCACCACCCCCGGTACTAATGTTGCGTGGACAATCCCTACAAACGGATCGAATACCAGTGGCGCGATGGAATACTTTTCACAGACCACCGCCGCGTCGGTAAATGCGCAATGTGGCATCAGTCCCACAAACACATGGATCGCGCACGTCTTGGACTACCACCCATGAGGAAGCTATTTTTCGCCATTGTCGCTTTGCTTTTTCCCGTTGCTGCCTACGCCACGACCGCACCCACATGCCTGTATCAGGACGTGCTTTCCGGTCCCGTGTCGGGCGGTGAGGGCGGCAACGGGATATATCTGAATATTTATGGCACAGGTTTCGGGGCCAGCCGCGGAAGTTCGACGGTCACGGTAAACGGCGTGGCGCCGGCGCAATATCTTTACTGGGGTGCTGATCCAACGGGCGACCGCGACCAGATTGGGATTCAATTGTCTAGCTCTACAACCACGGGACCAATCGTGGTCACAGTAGGTGGTCAGGCTTGCACGGGGCCAGGCGGAACGTCGAACACACTGACCTTTACTGTTGCAGGCGGCAATATATATTTCATCGGACCAGCGACGGATAACACCGCGTCTGTAAGCTGTACCTCATTGAAGTCGGGTGGGGGAAGTTATTCTTCACCGTGGGGTCTGACTAACCAGTGCGGAACCGAGGGGAGCTGTAGCGGCTATCCAGGCGCGTCCGGAAGTCGTACACCCTATACCTACTACAGTTGTCTCTCTAGCAATGACGCGCTGATCTTTCTCAATGGTGTTAACTATCCACAGTACGATGGTCGTGGTCTTCACGCTTCGCTGACTGTGGATGCAGGGAACGGCCAGACTCATAATATTTTGCAAGCGCGGCCCGGTGCGACGGTCACTCTCGGAAACAGTGCTAGTTCTGGTGCTCCCGAGTATGGGATTCTAGATGCGGCGAACGTAGACGCTCAATATTCTGGACTGACAGCTATCGGCGGGGAAGGCGGGGGCGGTGGTTCGTCTTTTCAAGGGACGGCATCATCGAGAGTTGTAGGGAACACGTTCGAGTGCCCTTACTGCTCGGGGCCAATCGGCGTGGTCGAGGCTGTACCAGAACTGGTCGGAAATTTCGTGACTCTGGCCGCGTCCTCAGTGAACCCGTCAAACAAAACCTTCCAGTGCATCTACGAAGATTTCAATGGCTTTGAGGTTGGCTGGAATCGGATCTCCAGTGTGGGGTGCTACAACGGCTTCCAGGTCAACGAAAACTACTCGACCGGCTTCTACAATTTCTCCGTCCACGACAACGACATTGCCGACGTGAACGGCTGTGGCATCAATCTTTCAACCGTTGACCCCGGTTCTGGCTACGTGCAGGTATACAACAACATCATTCATCATACCGGCATTCAGCAGTCGTCGGACGGCTCGACGGACGATCCTCATTGCGGTGTGTCGATGAAGGGATACGCGCAGCGCCCCCAAGCAACCGCGTACTCAAACTCTGGCACCGTGGCCACGATCACCACCGGCACGACTGATAATGCTTTCAGCAGCACGCAATCGGTAATCTTGGGTGGTTTCACAACAGCGACGTGGTTTAACTGTCTCAATCCGACCCTGACCGCTTCAAGCAGCACGACGATTACTTTCGCCAATAGCCACTCAGCGACATCGGGTTCGGACAGTGGCTACATCGGGCAAGCGACCTCGGCGTGCATCACTGGATACTCGGTCACGGGCACCTCCGGTCCGTGCACGCTATACACGGCAACTCTCGCGAATACCTTGAGCGCGGGCCAACCTGTGACTATCGAAGGAATGAGTGTCGGTACCTTTCTCAACGGGACCGCGACTATCTCATCGCGGACGAATAGCCAATTTGTCATCCCTTGTTCTGGGCATTCGGCGGTCGGATCGACGCCGGATTCTGCCTTGGCAATAGCTGGCGGAACCGCGCAAGTCTGGAACAATACTCTTTTCGACACCTCGGTGCTCATCAACACCGCGTCGGGCAGCGAAAATGCTTCGTGTGGTTTCCTGGTGCTCGATAACCAGCTTGAAGTGGTCAACAATCTAGTCGGCAATATCACTTACGTCCCGGCCTACACCTACGCTAGCGTCTATAACCCCTACATTTGCACAGGGGGCGGTCCTTCGGGGACGATCACCGGCTCGAATAACATCTGGTACTCGGTCAACACGCCGGGAAGTACGTCACCGGCCGGAAGCATCGGTACAATCGAGAACCCGGATTTTGTGAACTCGACCACCTGCTCACCGGGCTGCACCTGGACGAATTACCAGATTCAATCTGGCTCTCCTGCCATCGGCGAGAGCATCCAGTTTCCAGGGCCATATACGACTTACGGGAACGCGGCGCTCAGCTATTTGACGTGGGACTTTCAGCAGTTGACGCGGCCAGCGAATCCTGCGGCTATTGCGACGGGTGCGTTGGAATACTCGTCTGGGGGCGGGGGAAGCACGAACGCTATCTACGATGGAATTTCGGGAATGGGAATAATAATCCAATGAAGAAACTGATCATTTTCGCTCTTGCCACTGCCTTGCACGCTCAGTCCACGGCCACGGTGACCTGTCCTGCCGCCTGTACGGTCACGGTGACAGCGACAACTGTCGTAACGCCGCCGGTTCCGCCAGCCACCTACGTCGGCCCATGCGACATTCCCGGAGTTTCCTGCGTTGCGGCTTACAACCTGGCACGTAAAGCTCGCAATGCGTACGCGGGCAGTTTCTTCACGGAGACGAATAATACCTTCGCAAAATTCTATGACCAGATCAGTGTTAATGATCTAACCCCGTCTTGCTGCGGCCCCAACTGGCCGTCTGGAGCAGTACAGACAACGGTGGGATCGACTATTCCTCCGAGCGGGGTACCCGTGCCGATCGCACGAATCCTAAACGGCGAAGCCTACACCTATCACTACGGCGCAGCCAGCGGCATCCCGGTAGGTAATTCGTCGATCACAGAGTACATGGTGGTTGAGAACACCTCAGAAGGCGGCCAGGTTTCCGGGTGCTGCGGGAGTTTCAACGACTCCGAGAATCCTATTCACGAAGGATCCAAAGGGCAGATGTTCGGGCTGTCGCTGGCGGCGGGCGGGATGTGCACGGTCGGAACCGGGACTGGACCCTGGGCGGGGGTTGACCTGGAGCAAGGGAACTGCCTCTATGGGCCGCCCCCGACAGCGAAATACCTCACGATTTTGGCGAAGTACAATGCGGCAACCGGAACGCTGACACTGAAATCCGGGGATGCCACGCAAGGAATACTGACGACTCTTTACAGCGGGCCTCTGCCTCCTGGATACGCGGGGTTGAACCTTCAAGGGGCTGTCTCTCTAGGGATGGGCGGCGATGGGTCCAATTCGCCAATCAACTTCATTGAGGGGGCTATTATCGCAGGGGCTACCACGGATGCGGCCGATAACGCGTTGCAGCAGAATATCGTCAACTTTTACGGGATACAGCAGTAGGGGGTTAGGAGAATGGCGTGGCAGACTTCACGCATGACCAATTCGGGCTGGGGCGGTTGCGCACTGACGTTGATCTATTGCGCTCAGACGTAAATCGCATCTCAGGTATCGTGGAGGGTAAGGATGGGATGCACATGCAGTTGACCAGGCTGATTTCCAAGCTCGATACCCAAGAAGAGACCCGCGACAAAGAGCACAAAGCCAACACGACGCGGCCGAATATACTCATTGCCATTGCCGGTGCGGCGGCGGCGTGGATCGGGATTGCGCTGGCTGTCTGGCATCACCTGTGAGGCCCTGTGAGCGAATGGACCGTAGACACTCTTAGGGAGCATTTGGAGACCATGCTCAAAGAGCGTGACCTCCGGTTTCAGCAGCGGTTCGAGGCAGGAGAGAAGCGACTCGACGGAATGAACGAATTCCGCCAAGCTCTGAATGACGCGCAGAAGACATTCGTCACGTGGCCTATCGTTGTGGCGTTTGTCGTAGCGGCCTGCGCTATTACGGGAACCGTAGTGGGTTTGCTGACGTTCTTTATGAGAAAGTAGGCTCTAGCGGTGAATCGCAGCGCCGAATACTTCCCAACCGAGAATGCCTACCAACAGCCAGATGACGAGGTAGGAACTGAACGGCTTAAACCACGGCGTATTCGGAGCGTAATTGACCCAGCCTCCGAACAGAACGGCGATGATATAGATCATCCAGAACAGAAGTTGCAAGGACATGGCGTACTCCTTCTGAGCCTATTTGATGCCTTCCGCGCCCAAACCGTCTGAGCCGAAACGCACTATTTGTGTCGCGCTGCCTATTCGCAACACGGACAGAGCCTTATGTAAAACCCACGGCGTGTACCTCGAGCGGCGCAAGGTGATATTTGACAGCAAACCGGTCTATTGCTGGTTCTGCCCCACTGGCGAGATAATTTGCAGAGAAAATGGTTGATTTTGCGGGAAATAAGGCTAGAATCTGAGTGAAAGGCGAAAGCGATGCAAGCACTCTGGATATGGCTGAAGGGTAAGAACTGGAGCACGCACGCGATTGGTGCCACTCTCGGTAGCTTCGCGGTGTTCGTGACCAGCGATCCGCAGGCGCAGAGGTTCCTTATCTCTCTCTTGAAGGCCCATCCAGCCATCGCAGCGCAGGTCATCGCGCTCGCTGGCATCATCACGGCGTACAAGCGGTCCAGCACCCCGGCGAGCACGGTCGCTCAGGCTAGCGTGATCATGGACAAGCCCAACGCCCCCACCATCGCGCAGGTTGTAGCCGTAACCCCGCCGCCCGCACCCCCGGCTGCATAGGAGATAATATGCAAAATGTGAAGAGATTGGGAATGGATTGGCCGCGCCGGAGTTGCTCCGATCTATGGATTCCGGCCGAGAAAGCTATTCAGGACACGGTTAATTTGGTCGAAGATCTAGGAGCACATACACTTCTAACGGATGCCGTGATTTTGCTTGGTCAGGCCCGCGATAAAATTTCTGATTGGGCTGAGGAAACCGGCAACGTCAAGCCAGAGGCTGCATGACCCTCCCTCTCACTCCCTCCCGATTCAAGCGCGGCGCACTACCCTCCCCCCGTCATCGTCTCGCCGCAGCCTGCCCGCATGTCGCAACCACTCCCACGCCCCCACAATGGCTATGGAAGCCCACGCAGTTGTCGTTCTGGGGCAACGCCGTGGATGGCGACTGTGTGACGGCAGAGGAAGCGTTCGCCAAGGGATGCGGACCAGCAGGCGTGTTCATCACCGATGCGACTGTCCAAGCGTGGGCCACGAAGAATAACGTGCTGAATGGTGCAGACCTGACGCAAGTTCTCGACCTGATGCAATCAGGCGGCTTCCCTCAAGGCGCATCCGTCTACGATGATGGCCCGTTCGTCTCTGTGGACTGGACGAACGCAGCCCTGCTTCAGAACGCCATCGCGCAGGGACCAGTCAAGATCGGCATTGCGGCGGACCAGCTTGAAAATGCGGTTCCTGATCCTCCGGCCGATGGCTGGTTTGCGACGGGATTCGCGCAGGACAGCAACGAGGACCACTGCGTTTCGCTCTGCGGGTACGGTTCGATTGCATGGCTGGCCGCTCAATTGGGCGGTACTTTCTCTGGGCCAGAAGATACTCCCGCTTATGCCCTATTCACTTGGGACTCCATCGGTATCATCGACGTGCCATCCCTTGTGGCTATCTGTTCCGAGGCGTGGCTCAGGAAACCGACAACTGTTATCGCAGCACAAGGAGCGTTATGAATCGCAGATCGTTTCTGAAACTGTCATCGACTAGTGCCGCGATTGCGGTCCTTCCCCCAAGTCTTCTGTTCACCGGCTGCTCTGTCGCCCAAGTCGTTCTTGACGTAGAAGGCGTGCTCAAGGAAGCAGCAGCAATCACCCAAAACGCCGGACAGACTGCATG